GGACAGGAACCTGCACCAGGTGCAAATACTAATTGGTTCTTCAATCCAGGTGGAGTTGCTTTTGTTCTTTTAAATTTACAAAGAGATAACTTCAATGATTTATTAAATCAAGACTTTGATGAATCTGAAACTGATGATTATCCTAATTATATGGTAACTTCTAGAAATCTAAACAGCATTAATTATTATACTGAAGGATCTATGGAGCATGAATTCAATTTACCACAAGGAGCCTATCCTATAACATGGACTGGACTAAATGGTAGAAATGTTGTTCCTGGTAGGAACTATCCTAAAGCTGATAGGATGCAATTTAATCAAGGAAAAGAAATACAGTTGTTAGATGATACAGACATGGATGCTAATGGTAGATTTCAAATACTAACTACAATTACAAATCAGGATCCAACAATAGGTCCTAGAAATGCTTACATGGCATACATTATAGGTGCGAAGATTATTCGTGTAAATGAAACTCCTGATGTTAATGAATCTGGTTTAGGGTATATGGATTCTACAGATGTCAGAGCATATTTTTATCCTATTTCTCAAGCAATTGCTGAAGAATATCTCAGTGGTAGATTTGGAAGATCAGGAACTTATCCAAATAGAGGCAGACCACCAGATGTTGGAGGATTACAAGGACGTGTTGAGCTTTATCTCAACCTTGGTGGATCATTGTCTGATAATCCTGTTAATCCAACTATATTTGCTCAAGTTAAAGCTGATATAGCACAAAAATATGTAAGTGTACCAGGTAGCACTCCTGAAGCAAATCGTGGAAATGTAATCGGAATTGAGTATCCTACTGTTGACACCATATATCCAGGTGCTACTATGAATTGGTCTACTGATGCAGAAAACACATTAACTGCAACATCAACACCTAATGATCCTACCTTCAATTTCTCTGGAAATCCTGGATCAGATGGCGATATACAACCAATGGCATCAACTAGATATAGATTTATTGCCATAGGACCTGGTGGTACTGATATAGAGGATAGAAATATAATGTAACTTGACATTGAACTAGATTTTTAGTATGATATTATTATGAAATTTACTCTTGCGATAGGAAACCCTCCTTATGGTGTAGGAGGGAATCTTGCTATAAAGATATTAAATAAAACTTCTGAGATCACAGATGATATTAGGTTTGTGTTGCCTACATCTATGAGAAAACCTTCTTGTCAAAATAAGATTAAACCATATCTTCATTGTGAAGTTGATGATGATCTAGATGCTGCTACTTTTCCTGGTGGAATCAGTGCAGTAAAACAGTATTGGAAAGTAAAAAACACATCGAGATTTGAAATAGGAGTGAATGAGATTCCTATGCACACCGAACATCCAGATTTTGAATTTCTAGATTATAAAGATAGATTTGAAGCAGATGTTTTTGTTGGTGAATATGGATGTGGCCCTAGTGGAGTAGTGAAGACTGAGAATTTTACACACTATGCTAAGGGACATCACTTTCTAAATGTTAGATCACCAGAGGTGATACAGAATCTAGTTGAGTTTGCTCCTAAATTTAGAGAGGTAGCAACTCAATGTAATGGAAGGTATCACTTTGGTAAGAATGATTTGATTACTACTTATATTCAATGTCTAGATGAAAAAGAACAAACATAATATAGACACTGGATCTAATATTGAGAGATCAAATGAAAGAATAAAAGAAACTCAAGAGGTATTCACACCTTCTGAGTTGGTAGAATTAATGATAGATGAAATAGATATTTCTTTACTAAAAGATCCTAGCAGCAAATTCATTGATAATTGTGCTGGTAGTGGCAATTTTTTAATTGGATTAAAAGAACGACTTTGTTTGTATCATAGTGAGAAGCATGTATTGAATCATATGCTATACGCAGTAGAATTACTAGAGGATAACCATAAGGAACTCTGTGGTCGTTTAGGTGTGACAGTTCATCATCCGCACTATGTTTGTGCAGATGCTCTGAAATACGACTATAGTTTTGGTGAACCGATAGGTGTTGAGCAGTTTTTTTAGAACTACTTGACATTTCTTCTGGTTCGTGGCATACTAACTGCATACCGATTCGGATCTCGATCTGACGGTAATTATAAAATAGTAAATTTATCATGACAAATAAAGGTTTCGGATTCAATCCGTCACAGCAAGATTTGGGAAAAGTAGAGGATGTAAACATTCCTGCCGAGTATATCGCTCATCCAAAAAATCTTGATGAATACAAAGAACTTGAAAAAGAAATTTCAAGTTATGACCGTCCCGAATATAAAACAGCAGAGTATTCTCATACTATTATAGCTTCTACTACAGATTTTAAACTCCGTAAGAATGTAGGACGCAAAAAGGGAAACGATTCTAAAGTTTACTCCATAGTTGAAAAAAATTTGGAGCGTGGTTATAAAAGAGGTAAATTACCACCTATAGTTTTAAAAGGTGATGATGCAAAGTTACAGAACTGGTTGGTAAACGGAAACCACAGATGGATGTGGTATTGCAACAATGGTCATGCTTACTTCATTGTTGATGTTTACACCAAAAAGGAAGGATTTGATGATGAGGATGTAGTTGATGAAATAGGACTTCTATTTCAACCACAACCAGATGGAAGCAGTTCTACTAAAGAAGACTATATTGCTCGTGGAAGAGCATGGGTTGATCGTAGAAAAAATTCCGAAGTATCAACTTCTCAAGAAGATATTGATAGATGGGTTGATGAGTTCGCTAAGAATGAAGCTTGCCGAACAAGAACTGAGATCAAAAAATCCATTTTTAACAGATCTGTTAAGCATGAGTTTCTTACAAACTATACCAGACCTGTTGTACTTAAGTTCTATAAGGATTGTAATATTACAATTCTTGATGCTGGAGCTGAAATCAGAGGAACTATGGTTCATCGTTTGTATGAAGCAAGTCAAGAAGTTTTTATTCGTGACTTCTGGCCAACCTTCCTAGAAAATGCAGCAGATGGTATTACAACAGTTTTACATTTCTATGTGAATACTTCAAATATTAATGATGGTGCTGGCATTCAATTGTGCATTAACAATCGTATCAAGTCATTGAATGAAATATTTGATAACTTGGATAAGATTACTGAAGGTTCAGGAACTACACTTCGTGGTTTCCTTAAGTTTGGAACTCGTCCACCTCAAATTGTAGATGTAGATGATTACAATGAACCCAACTCTTATAAGGTTTATACTGAAGAGGTTGGTAAAGAAGGTTTATTGTATGAGATGACTCATCAACTCCTCAACATAAACTTTGAAAGAGGTATTGCTTTTAGTTTTCAGCAAGCATCTGATGTTGTTTATCCAGTTCGTAAAACCATAAGCAAATTTAAAAATAAGAAATCTTTTGATGGAACACTCAATAGAGAATTGCAGAGATTGAGAAGTTTGAATTTGTTAGAGTTTACTCGATCAGGTTGGTATACACTTCTCTAACTGTCACAAGACCCTTTCGGGGGTCTTTTTTTATGCTATAATATAATCAATTGAGGAACATTGATGCCATTACGTCCACACCAAACTGATGCTCTGGATTCTATGGCAAACCATACCAAAGGGCAAATCATCGTACCTACAGGCGGTGGTAAGACTATGTGTATGATTGAAGATGCCAAGAGAGGAGGTACTATTGTTGTAGTTGCTCCTCGTATTTTATTAGCACAGCAATTATCATCTGAGTTTCTTGAGATTCTTGATGATGTATCTGTGATGCATGTTCATAGTGGAGAGACACCACACTATTCTTCAACCAAAGCAGATGATATTGCTGATTGGACTTTATTTAACAGATTATTTGGCAAGAATAGTTTGATCTTTACTACATATCATTCACTACACAGAGTACAAGAGTCTGGTATTCCTGTAGATACAATTTACTTTGATGAGGCACACAATAGTGTTAATAAAAACTTCTTCCCTTCTACTAAATTTTATGGAACTGGAGGTGCTGGCAGGTGCTTTTTCTTTACTGCTACTCCTAAGCATAGTCTTACTGTCCAAAAGGCAGGTATGAACGATAGGGAGGTATATGGTGATGTAATTATTAATGTACCAGCACCTAAGTTAGTAGATCAAGGATACATTCTACCACCTAAAGTTGAGGTATATAAGAGTCGTTTACTTAAAAAAGATGAGATCTATGCTGAAGTAGAATCAGAGCATATGATTGATGCTATTGATAGATTAGAAGTAGATAAGGTTCTTATCTGTGCTAAATCTACCAAACAGATTATTGGTCTTCTATCTCAATCTGATTTCTGCTATGAATTATCAGTTCGTGGTTACTCTTGGATGACTATTACATCAAGAACAGGTGCTATCATCAACGGTAAGAAAGTAGGTAGAGACGAGTTCTTTGATACTCTTAATGCTTGGGGTAAGGATGATGAGAAGAAGTTTGTGGTATTGCATCACAGTATATTGGCAGAGGGTATCAATGTAAAAGGATTAGAAGCAGCATTGTTTATGCGTAATATGGATTTCATTACTATCTCTCAAACGATTGGTAGAGTAATTCGTTTGGGTAATGTAAACAAAACACATGGCAAAGTTTGTGTTCCAGTGTATAATAATGTTGGAATATCTACTGCCAGAAGAGTTGAGGCAGTTGTTGATACTGTATTCAATCAGGGTCAACCAGCAATTTCAGTTGTTACAAGATGAAGGAATTTAATTATGACCTCGATTATAAAACAATCGATTTTACAGTTGAAGAAAATCGCAAACTTTATCGTATTGGAAGGGGAGAACAAGGAGTACTATTGGTACGCCCTTATACTGACGATATATGCTCTCATTGGAGATTTGTGAATGAAGATATTGCTCGCAAATCTGCTAATAAAATTTATTCCATGTTTGTTGACTATAAAGACAAACAAGACTTCATTGGAATGGATATGGCGAGAAAATTTCTTGAGATGGGATTTACTCGCTCCCGTCGGTATGCAAATCATCCTAGTGGACGGAAGTACGCTAAAGATGGTTCCGTTAGACCCCAATCGCCAGATGCACTTTACTCTGAAAAAGCGAGGTCTGCTAGAGTTTTTAAAAAAATGAGAGATATTGTTGCTAAGAATGAAACTTATGTTACAATGAGAAAAGAATGGAGATTACAAGAATGACACTAGGAAGTGAAATGTATGCAATAAGAGATTTATTTCTCGCATGTCCACCAGTTTATACTTTACCTGGCACATGGAATGACCCAGAGAAAATTGCTAAATGTAATGATACATTAATACCTCATTTTACATTTGATCCAAATTATACTTTTGGTATTTCAATCGCAGTTATTACTATCTTACTAGCATTATATGGAATATACAAAGGATTCTTTGCCAACCAAAATTTAACTGACCCTTGGGATGACCATGAAGATTGATACACAAGGCATGTCCTTAGATACAGGCAAAGCAACTAATAAAACTTTAGAAGAACAACGTGCTGCTATCCCTGATGTAAAACCAAAACAAATTAATATAATATCTGATGCTTTGAAGGCAGAGTTAAAAGATATTATTAATGAAGTTTTAGACGAGAGAGAAAAAAAAGATGACGGAATTGATTTCATCTAATGACCCAAGATACTTCTCACAAACAAGTGATGAATTATATGATCGTCACCGCTATAAGATAGTTTGCCAAGACAAATCTTTTGTGGTAGAATCTTGGGGTGAAGTCCAAGAGTATTGGTGGAACAGACGAGGGTTTAATTCACCAGTCATTGAAGTTCTTGATAAACCAAAATCTAACAAAGGTTTTAAATAATGAATATTTTTGTAACTAATCCTGACCCTTATGTGTCTGCTCAAGTGCTTCCTGATAAGCATGTTGTAAAAATGCCATTAGAGACTTGTCAAATGCTCTCCATCATATATTCTAAGTGGTATTATGATTGGGGTGAGATACATAAGAAAGATGGAACTGCATACAATACAGAGAAAGGTGCTTTCCGTAATCATCCTTGTACTCAATGGGCAGCAGAAAGTATATTCAACACTGCTTGGTTGATTCAACATGGATGTGCTTTAGCTGATGAATATAATTATCGTTATGGTAAGATTCATGGATGTGCCGATACATTATTTGAAGCAAAGAAAATGTTTCATAGATGTGCTGGTGAAGTTATCACTTGCTATTGTATGGTAGAATGGTTTACAAGAGCAATGCCTGATGAGTGGAAGTACGATAAAAGTATTGATACCATTACAGCATATAAAAAATATATTAATTCTAAATCTTGGGTAAAAGATAACTACCTACGCAGACCCGAACGCAAACCTTCTTGGATTAAATGACAAAAGTTGTATTAGTTACTGGTGGATTTGATCCATTACACAGTGGACATATTGCCTACTTCAAAGCAGCAAAGAAACTTGGCGATTCATTGTGTGTTGCTGTAAATTCTGATGATTGGTTGACAAGAAAGAAGGGAAAACCCTTTATGAACATAGATGAAAGAATGTCGGTTCTTAATGAGTTAAAGACTCCTGATATTGTAATTGAATTTAGAGATAAAGATGATAGTGCTTGCGATGCAATAGATATGGCATTACAGATATATGATGAAGTAGTATTTGCAAATGGTGGAGATCGTGTCAAAATGAATATTCCAGAATATGAGAGGTACAAAGATGATCCAAGAGTTATATTTGAATTTGGCGTGGGTGGTGATGATAAGATGAATAGTAGTTCAAAACTTTTAGAAGAGTGGGTTAAATGAGAGACACTATTCTATTTGGAGATTGTAGAGATACACTCAAAGAGTTTGATGAGAAGGCAAGGATGTGTGTTACATCCCCACCTTACTACGGTCTGAGAGATTATGGTGGAGAAAATTCACAGATAGGACAAGAACAAACTCCCGAAGAGTTTATTGATGAGTTAGTTAAAGTATTCAGAGAGGTAAAAAATGTGCTTACAGATGATGGAACTTGTTGGGTTAATCTTGGAGATAGCTATTATAATTACAGGCCAGGTAGAGGACAAGGATTGGCAAAACAAACAGTTTCAAATACAAAACAAGACCTACCAGATGTGTGTCCTCGCAGAGGAAATAGACTTGAAGGACTCAAAGAAAAAGACCTCATCGGAATCCCTTGGATGTTCGCCTTCGCAATGCGAGCAGATGGATGGCATTTGAGACAGGATATAATATGGCACAAACCTAATCCGATGCCAGAAAGTGTGAGAGATAGATGCACTAAGGCACATGAATATATCTTCTTGTTTAGTAAGCAAAAGAAATATTTCTACGATAATGAAGCAATCAAAGAACCTGCTACTGATTGGGGAACCAGAGATAGAAGTAAAGGTAAGTACACAAGTAATAATGATTATGGACAGACTCCACACTCAGGTTTAACTAAGAGTTATGAAAAGAAGAATAAGAGATCAGTATGGAGTGTAACAAAGAAACCATATAAGGGAGCTCATTTTGCAACATATCCACCTGATCTGATTGAACCCTGTATCAAGGCAGGGAGCGAGGTAGGAGATATTGTGCTAGATCCATTTATGGGATCAGGAACTACTGCTGCGGTGGCAAAATCGCTAGGTAGAGATTATATTGGATGCGAACTACACGAAGAATATGGTGATCTTATACGAAAAAGAGTTGAAGAGTATGAACCATCTGTTCCAGTTGTGGAAGTGACACATTCACCTTTACTTGATATCCTAAATCAATTATAATAAGTTTATTAATAGGAAAACCAATGCAAGTTAGAGTAACCTTACAAAACAAAGGATTCATTTTTGAAGAGTATGTAGCAACTGATGATACATTCAGAGCTCAAAAGATTGCTCTTGCTAGAAATCCTGGTGCTGAAGTTATGAGAAGTGATTTACTACTATGACTTATAAAGAGGAGTTATTAGAACTCTTAAAGAAAGATGCTTACAAGAAAGGAGACTATACCCTTTCTTCTGGTCGTAAGAGTGAGCATTATGTTAATTGCAAACCAGTTACATTGAGTTCAAGAGGACTCACTCTATCCAGTATAATGCTACTGGAAGCAGTAGAGAAAGATGCAGTAGCAGTAGCAGGTCTTACATTGGGTGCTGATCCCTTAGTAAGTGGTGTTGCTGTTGTATGTGGTCTTGACAATATAAAGGTTGATGCTCTTATTGTTCGTAAAGAAGCAAAAGGGCATGGAACTCAAGCATACATTGAAGGTAAATTACCTGAGAAGGGTGCTAAGATCACTGTCCTTGAGGATGTAATCACTACAGGTGG